AAGACACGCATTAAGAAATCCATCCGCAAAGACCAAATTGAGGGTGGCATGGTTGGTCAGTACAACCCCTCCATCACCCAGCGATTGAACGGCTTGGTGGAAAAGCAGGAAACGAGTATCACGATTGAGCAACCCCTCTTCGGGGATGGACTTTAAGTACACCACCGCTATCAAGAAGATTCGGGCGATGACCGCTCGGAAGAAGGTGATACAAGGCGGGACAAGTGCGTCCAAAACCTTCGGCATCCTTGCGGTGCTCATTGACCATGCGGCCCGCCATCCCAAGTCGGAGATTTCGGTGGTGTCCGAATCCGTCCCTCATCTGCGACGGGGGGCCATCAAGGACTTCGCCAAGATTATGCAATGGACCCACAGGTGGGTTCCCGATAGGTGGAACAAGACCCTGCTGCAGTACAACTTCGCCAACGGGTCCACGATTGAGTTCTTCTCGGCTGATTCGGAAGCACGGCTCCGAGGGGCAAGGAGGCAGGTACTTTACATCAACGAGGCCAACAACATCGACTTCGATTCGTACTATCAGTTGGCGATTCGTACAAGTCAGGAGATTTACATTGACTTCAACCCCACCCACGAATTTTGGGCGCACACCGAGGTCTTGCCCGAAACGGATGCAGAGTTCCTCATCCTCACATACCAAGACAACGAAGCCCTTCCCGATACTATTCGGAACGATATTGAATTAAACCGAGCCAAAGCGGAGCATTCGGCCTATTGGGCCAACTGGTGGAAGGTGTATGGGTTGGGTCAAGTCGGGACGCTGCAAGGGGCTATCTACGGCGATTACACGGTGGTTGAGGGTATAGACCCATCCACGATGAAATTCGTCGCCTACGGGCTTGACTGGGGGTTCAGCAACGACCCTACGGCCTTGGTCGCCGTGTACCGCAGGGGGGATGACTTGTTTATTCACGAACTGCTCTACCATCGGGGGCTCACCAACTCCGACATCGCCACAAGGCTGAAGGAATTCGGCATTACGAGGGCTTGGGAAATCGTCGCCGATTCCGCAGAACCGAAGAGCATTGAGGAAATCTACCGCCTCGGATTCAATATCAAGCCCGCATCCAAGGGACCCGATAGCGTCAGGCAGGGGATTGACATCGTGAAGCGGTTCAACCTTCATGTCACCAAGGATTCCGTGAACTTGATAAAAGAACTGCGCAGTTACACCTGGGCCACCGACAAGGATGGCAAGGACACGGGGGTCCCGATTGATTCCTACAACCACGCCTGCGATGCGCTCCGCTATGTGGCCCTCAACAAATTGGCCGTCAGTAACTCGGGGAAGTACTTGGTGGTGTAACTTTGGGGCATGAACCTCGAATCCATCATTGATTTGCTTTTGATTTTTGGCAGATTCTTTCTCTTATTGGTCTTGATTTTTGCAATCGCTTCCCTACTATGAAACTCATCCACTACTACCACATTTACTGCGGCGGAGGCGGCCAATGGCAACTCATCATGCACCAACACATGATGGCCCTGTGCAACTACGGGCTGATTGAGCAACTTGACGAAATTCGTGTTGGCATTGTCGGGCCTCCCGACCAGCGGAAGGTGGTCAAGGAAATCTTGGACAACTCGCTCGTGGCGGCAAAGATTAAGGTCGTGGTAACCCGCACGAACGCTTGGGAGCAAGCAACGCTGACCGAGATGTACAAGGCGAGCCAAACCGAGGATGCCGCCTACCTGTACGCCCACACCAAGGGCAGTTCCGACCCATCCCTCATCAACCAACTTTGGTGCAGGTCCATGATATTCTTTAACATCGTCGCATGGGAGCGGGCCATTGCAGAACTCGCTAATGTGGACTGCGTGGGAGCCTATTGGCTGACCAAGGAAGAGTTCCCCCAAATCGCTGACCACAACAACCCCGACGGTTACCCCTACTTTGCGGGGACTTTTTGGTGGGCCAAGTCATCCCACATTCGGGAACTTGGGGAACCCGTAAGGGAACACCGCTGGCAGGCCGAGCATTGGATTGGGAAGCGTGAAGGCATGACCGTCTATAACTCCTGCGCGGGATGGCCTGCGCCTGATAAGTTCGTCATCACATTTTAGCCATGGCCAAAATCCCCGTCATCATTACCAACTTCAACCTCTATACTTGGCCGAAGGCGATGGTCAAGAAACTGATGCGGATGCCTGGGGTTGGACCCATCCTAATCGTGGACAACGATTCCACCTACGGCCCCACGCTGGAATGGTACGAGCAGTTGAAACTGGAAGCCAACGAGGTTGCAGTAATCCGCACGGGTGGCAACTTCGGCCACCTCGTAGCATGGCAGGCCCAAATCCCGCAGCAGTTGTTTGACATGGGCTACCCCGACTATATCGTCACGGACCCTGATCTTGACCTTTCGGCCTTGCCTGATGACACCCTCTTACGGATGCGGGAACTTTGGTACGACCTTCCCGAAAAGTCCTATATGTACGAACAGGAGGAAGGCGACCCGTTTAACGGGGTCAAGTTCTCGGTCAAGGACAAAATCGGCCTTGGCATTCGGACGGACGATGTGCCTGCCGATGCCTTGTTCTTCCAGCAGGCCGAACTGCGCTACAAAAACCAACCCTACTTCCACGACCTGCAACTTGCGCCAGTTGACACGACCTTCGCATTCTACCACCACCAACGCTATCAACGGGTGGTCATCGGAGGGGCAAGGACGGTCGCACCTTACGAGTGCAGGCATCTTCCTTACTATTTGACCGCTGACGATTTGAATGCGGACTGGGAGTTTAGGCAGTACCTTGACAAAGCCAACCACGCCAGCACCGCCAAGAAGATTGCGGACGGGCTTAAAATCTTTTGACCATGCAACGATACTGCAACGCCATCCGAACCGCAGGAATAGTTCCAACAACCGTGCTGGAAATCGGCTCACGGGATGGACACGATGCGAAGGCGATTGCAGACCATTTCGGGTCAAGTTCCGTGTGGGTCTGCGAACCAAACCCAAGCCAAGCGGATTACATCGCTCAAGCCTACCCCAACTTCAACCTGGTCCGCAAAGCCATCTATAAGCATTCGGGCAAGTTGGAGTTCATCCAAATGCAGGGCAGTCCTAACGAGGTAGGAACTTCATCGCTCCTTGACCGTTCCTACGACAACCTCTACGCCAACGCCAACAGAATTGAGGTGGAGGCTATCACGGGCGAAGAACTGCTTGCCATGATTGAAGGCCCGATTGGGGCTTGCAAAGTGGATGTGGAGGGGGCAACCCTTGAAGTCCTGCAAAGCATGGGTAATTCCATCCATCGGGTGCAGACCTTTCACCTTGAATGCGAACACGAGGAAGTGTGGGTCGGTCAGGCACTCTACAACCAGGTCGCAGCGTTTATGATTGCGAAAGGGTATGAGCAGGTGGACTTTGACTTCGTGATGCCTGGACTGCAAAGCGATTCTATTTGGATTAAAACTGCCAACCTATGAAACTCCAAGACCTCACCATTGACCAATTCCAACGCATCGCTGCGCTGGAGTTCAGCCCCGTGCTGACCGATTACGACAAGCGTGCAGGGGTCGTGGCGATAGTTGAGGGGGTGGATGTATCACTCGTAAGAGAAATGCCCGCCAAGGGGCTAACCAAACGATATAAGACCATCATCGCAGAGTGGAACGAGTTACCCACCCTCGCTTACAGGAGGCGGTTCAAAGCGGGCGGCAAGTGGTGGATTCCGACGGTGTTCACGGATGAGTTGACCGCTGGCCAACTGATAGACCTGATGGACACCGACACGACGGACGAGAAGAAGTTGGTCCAAAACCTTCACCGCATCATGGCGACCCTTTGCAGGGAAGGCGGGTTCCTCGGTTACTTCCCGAAGAAATACGACGGGGCATCCCACCAAGATCGGGCCGAATTGCTCAAAGCCAACGCCAAGATTGGCGATGTTTGGGGGGTGGTCAGTTTTTTTTTGCTAAGTTCAGAAAGTTACTTGAAAGTTTTGAGCGACTATTCCAAGCACCTGACGAAGGGAATGCAGGGCCAATAACCAACCCGCTTGCTGGGTACGGTTGGCTCATGGTGGTGTGGCGGATGGCAAACAAGGATGTGCTGAAATTTGATGCCATCTTTGCGATGAAGGCGGTGGAGTTCTTGAACTACGCCCTACTCATCCACGACATCTTGGAAGCAGAGAGGATGGAAGCAGAGCGGATGCGCCGCAAGTAGGACACTTTGCTTGGCGGGTTACATTTACCACCATGGAAACCAAAGTACTTGCCAAGTTCGGAAGCGGCAGTTTGAAGGAAGTCAACATCGCCGACCTTCAAGCCATTGGTATAACCGTAGGCCCGAAAGGCGGAGGCGTTGACCCACGGCAACAGGCGCTGATTGATTGGCTGAAAAATATTATCAAACTTGCACAAAAGAACCTGCTCACGGGTCGGGAGGACGGCAAGGATGTGAACGCCAAGGGGACGCTATCCGCAAGCCTTGATTTTGACCCTATCCCGTTGACTGCCGAAAAGATTGCGGTCAACCTTCTTGCCAACCCTTACTGGAAGTTTGTGGACCAAGGAGTGCGGGGGACCCTTACTTCAACCCGTGCGCCAAACTCGCCATTCTCATTCAAGAAGAAAGGCGGAGGCAAGAGCGACCAAGTTGGACCGATGACCCAAGCCATTGCGGACTGGATTACCGATAAAGGGATTTTGGTCACGCCAACCTATTCCCGTGAGAAGAAAGCCGTGCGGACCGTTGAAGAGCAGAAACTCGCAGACGCAAGGTCTATCACCTACTTTGTCCGCAGGCGTGGCCTATACGCCACCAAGTTCCTCACCAATGCCCTCACCCCCGAACAAATAGATTTGCTCGTCAATACTATTTCCGATGTCTTGGGCAAGCAGGTCAGCCTTTCAACTTCCCGATAACCCATGTCCATATCCGTCCTTTCGGGTTCGCCCCAGTCAGCAACCCCTGTTTACAACAAAATGATTTTCAAGGTCAGCGGCTCGTTGACAAGTGCGACCAATTACCGCTATGTCTGCGATGTGAAGAACGGAGCAGGCACGACCACGCTAGCACGGCTAAAGTGCGACAAACTACCTACCACCAATTTCGGGTTCTTTGATGTGAGCAGGGTCGTTGAAACCTTGATGGCTCCAACCGTACCAACGCTTGCACAGGTTGGCTTTGCAGACCATGCGGGGTTCTATTCGGGGTATCGGCTCACCTTCATGGAAGA